TAATGATTTACTTTTCTATTTAGACAGAGAATATAAAACTAAAATAGTAGAAACACCTATCAAAGCAGTTAATGTACATATGAAAGGGTTTCATGTTTCTAAAGAAAGATATAGAATGGTATTTCACAAAGATGATACAATATCAGTTAATTTCTTAGGCAAGAATGAGTTAAAGTATCATTTAGTTGAGAAATCTGTATTAATGAAGAAGTTTGATGAAGAAGAAGAATTTGTTCCACATTATACATATATAAATAAGTTCTTTAAAGATATGTCATTAAGCAACATTTTAGATATTATATCTAATGATGTAAATAGAAAATTATATAACTTTGTATACCAAAACTTGTATAGTAGAGGTAGAGGTTGGAGTTACGACAGAAGTATTGGATATGGACTTACATCATTGTTAGATAAGCCATTTTTAGAAACCTTGTATTTTGGTGGATTTACAACTGATTATGTGTTGAAGAATCTTCTAGATTATGAGTATCAATTAAACAAAAAAGAAACTAAGTTACACCTAATGTTAGGTGTACCAAAAATGTTTGTTCCTATATTGAAAGGATTAAATTCTTATAGTGCTTATGCTATAAGAGATATGAATAAGTTATATGAAACTATTAATGGAAATAGTTTTAAAACAGTGTTTAAGATTTTAATGGAAGAATCTACTCTAGGAAATATAAATATAAGTAACTTTTGTTCTAATTTCTTAACATTGTATAACGAGTATGGTTATACAAATGTTGAAAGATTAGCAACTTATGTTTGTCGAGATTTAAAGCTTCAACAAGGCATGGACAATCCTAATGATGGACTTGTGTATCTACGAGATTATGTAAAAATAATGAATGAGTTAGGATACACGCCAGAGAAATATTCTAAATCATTAAAGAAAGACCATGACATTGCAAGTATGAATCATAAGATTCTAGGAGATAAAGCATACGCTAAATCACTTGTGAATAAGGTTAAAGAACAAGAGTATCAATTACTTCAATATAAAACAAAAGAGTATTCTATTGTTTCACCTACAGTTGCAGAAGATGTAATTAAAGAAGGTGAATCTTTAAGTCATTGTGTTGCTTCATATGTTAAAGACATTGCTAAAGGTTTATGCAAGATTGTATTCTTACGAAAAACAAAACACTTAGATGAATCTTGCGTTACTATTGAAGTAAGAGGTAATGCAATTCGACAAGTAAGAGGTAGTAATAATAGGAATCCTACCAATGAAGAAAAAGAATTTGTTTTACAATGGGCAGAAGAAAAGAAATTGATTCCTAACTTCTAAATGCCAAATAAAGTATAGGAGAGATGTTTATGTTAGGTTTGGTTGTATATTTTGCATGTTTAATGTTTTTTTGGATAAATGCAGTAATCTTCTACAACTCTAAGAGAAGTGACAGAAGTAAGCCAGAATTTGTCGATTTTTTGATTATGGTACTTCCTGTTTTCAACATTCTTGGTGGGATAGTATTGTTAATAATAAATTTAAGAATAGATGAAATTGGATTTCATAAAATTTTATTTTTAAACTTCAGAAATAAGGATAAACGAAAATGAATCAAGAAACTTACTATTATAAAGAAGAAAGCGATAGTGGAGTAGGTTATGATATATTCTTTACCAATGTGAGTACAAACTATATAACTCACATTGGTAAGATTAATGATAAATTACATGCAGATATTATCGTTAGATTATTAAATGATTATAAACAAAAACAATTAGAGGTGGATGAAAATGAAGATGAAGCTAAAGAGCAAAGTAATGATGTTATTGATGGCGTTAGTATTGATGATTGGATTAACAGGTTGTCAACAACTTGATAGAGAAATGAAGGATATGCAATCAAGTGTAACAGGATTAGATAGAACTGTAGAAGTATATGACTACACTGGAAATCTAATGAAGACTTACAAAGGTAAGATTGATATTCAAGACAAGAACAGTGATGGCAAACAAACTGTAGGTAAAGTTAAGTTTGAATTAAATGGAAAGCGTGTAATCATCTATAACGCAGTAGTGATTGTTGAGGAAAACTAATGGGAACATTCGCAGTAGTATACACAGAAACAACTAAGAAGGTAGCTTACTATGAAGCTGATTCAGTAGAACAAGCAAAGTTTAAGTTTGACAATGGTAAGGCAATGATTGAAGAATATGAAGATGAACATGATGTGTCAGAAGCACAAGAAATATATGAAGTTTAATTGAGGTGGGAGAAATCCTACCTTTTATTTTTTATGTATTAAATTATCTGAATATTCTTTTTATTTAAAAGTACTATACTTTATTTAGTACTTATGATATAATTTAAAGTGTATAGAAGAATGAAAGGGTGTTGTTAATGATAAATTGTCTTATTGGACACAGTAGCAGTGGCAAAAGTACTGTGGAACGTAGATTAAGTGAAATGGGGTTTCCTAGAATCATTTCTTATACAACTAGACCTCCTAGAAGTCAGCAAGAATTGGATAAGAACTATCCTGCTTATCACTTTATAGATACGACAACTTTTATGGAAATGGAAAAGGAAGGTAAGTTTCAAGAAACTGCTAAATATCGTGAATGGAATTACGGTCTAAGTCTTCACAACATTGACTATAAGAATACTGATTATATTGCAGTGGTAACCATTCATGGATATGAAGAATTAGTCAAGGTAGTTGGTAAAGAGTATGTGACAGCTATCCATATAAAAGTTAGTGAGCGTGAAAGAATTAAGCGTCAGTTAGAGCGTGGAGATGATGTAGATGAAGTTGTCAGACGAATTGCTACTGACAGAAAAGATTTTGAGAGAGTAGAAGAAATTAGCGATTATATTATTGATAATGATAGACTTGACAAAACAATTGTTGAAGTATATAATGTAATAAGAACAAGTGCCAAATAAAGTATTGAGGTGAAAGAAGTTGCCAAGATATATAAAATGCCAAACATGTGGCGAATCAGTTGTATGGTCAGAAAGAGAAAATATGGAAGTTGAATCTAAGACTTCTGAAACAACAGGTAAAACAAAGAATAACTACTTTCATAAAGGTGAATGTTGGGAACAACATTTAAAGAGAAAAAATTTTATTGTGCAAGAAATGAAAGAAAAAGATGAACTCAATGAGGTTATCAAATCCATTCATGATATCAAGTATGATATTCCTCCTAGAATATGGGAGTTAATACAAGATTTAAGGAATGGAACAAATAGATATGTAAGCTTCTGGAAGAAGAAATATAAAGCAGGAGTGCCTTATAGTGTAATGGCAGAAGCTTACAGAATGTCTAAGGACAACATTGAGTGGGCGAAGTTGAATAAAAGATTTAAAACAAAAGAAATAGAGTTAAGTTATTGTCTAAGGACAATGCAAAGTAGGATTGAAGACGCTTATAGAAAGATTAAGCGTACTGAACAGTCTAAACAGATTGCTAAAGCTACAGAGATACATCAAGTAGAGCAACTGATAGAGAATAGGCAAGTTGAGTTTAAGAAACAAAAATCTGAATTTGACATTAGCCACATTCTAGGAGATGACTAAGGAGTGGTGTTAGTTGAGTATCAAACAGCTTAATGCAGAATCATACAACAAAGAAGCAATACTTGTAGGTATACTATGGAATAATCCAGATACATTTGATTCTTATTCAGAAGAAAGACTTAATAAAAAGACAGTTGGTAATCCTGTATGGGCATTCTACTTAGGATTAGGAAGATATCTACATAAGAAGAATATCAGTGTTTTAGATGATATTTCAGTACATAGTGCTGTAGTAGATTTAAAGCTAGAAGACAAGTTTGAAAAGTATGGTGGTTACCAAACTATCGAAGAATTAATGCAAGAAACAAAAGGCAAAGAAGCAAACTTTGAAGGGTATTATGATGAAGTTAAGAAGTTTGCTTTACTTAGAGAGTACTTTAAACTATTTGGTAATCAAGTAATTGAAGTAAAGGATAAGTATAATTACAAAGAGATGAATAGACATATGATATCTCTTTACTGGAATGACAAGCTGAATAACATTGACATTGAGCATAATGATACAACTATTGTTGCCTACAATTTACTTGATGATTTAGAAGCATTCATTGATGAACTGGATATCAACCCAGACATTGGAATGCCATTCTATAGAGGTTGGAAGCTAACTGATATGGTTAATGGTTGGGCATATGGTACTCTAAGTATCTTAGGTGCATTCTCTGGTAATGGTAAATCAAGTTTTATCATTGAGAAGATTGTAATGTCTTGTATCACTGAAAAAGAAAAGTTAGCTATCATTGCAAATGAGATGGACTTAGCACAATACAGAAAGATGTTGCTCATAACTATTATGGGAACAGAGATGTATGATAAGTTTAAAGACTACTTCGAGAAACCTAGATTCAATCGTAAGTCAATGAATAAAGGTAATTTCACAGAAGAAGAAAAAGCTAAGTTAAGAATGGCTGTTAATTGGGTTAAAGAAATCACTGGACAAGGTGAGAATAAATCAAACTCATTAATCAAACTAATTCCATTAGAAGAATATACAATGGAAAATGTTGAGAAGGTTGTTAGAAAGTTTTCTCGCAGAGGTTACAGAAGATGGATTGTTGATACTGCTAAACCCTCTGAAGGTGGTAGTAAAGAGCGTTGGCAACAATTCGTAGAAGACTTTGACAGATTATACAAGCTTGCTCGTAAAGATGGTGGAGGATTAAATCTAGCAATGTTCGCTTCTGTACAGCAAGCAGATAATATGGTAGGAAGACATTGGTTAAATGAACAATGTATAGCAGATGGTAAGAAGATTAAGAACGTAGCAGACCTTGTATGGCATTTAAGACCTGTTTATCCACATGAGTATGAAGGTGGAGATAAGGAATTAGAGGTAATTAACTGGATTCCACTTGAAGATGATATGTTTAATCAAGATGAAAACTCTGAAGGAAATGAAAATCAAGAAGTAGTTGACTTTGGAGATAAGAAAATGATTAAGAAGAAAGTCAAACTAAAGCATGGTAAAGTTTATTATGTGCTATTCACAAGTAAGAATCGTAGAGGACAATCAAATCTTACAGGACTTGACCCACTTGTTATTGAAGTAGATTTTAACAACAACAGATGGAAAGAAGTTGGATACTGCAAGAATGTATTTAGAGATGATTTCTAAACAAAGTGCCAAATAAAATAGTGGTGATTATATGAATAACAATGATTTACCAATAATCAAAGAACGAATTTATTCAGAAGACCTTATCGAGAAGGTTTTAGAAGATTTAGAGTGTGAGTATATTCATAGGGTTGGTGGAAGATGGGAAGCACAACTTCCAGATAAGTTCAAGAGTAGTAACAGGAGAGCAGTTCAAGTTTACGAAAATGAATATCTCACTGCAAAGGTTAGAAACAAAGGTGTCAGTGGTGATATTTACGCTTTAATAGGATACATACTTTACGAAATTGTAGACTTTGAAGAATTAAAAAACCACTTACATCAAATTAAAGCGTGGCTTTGCAACTGTTTAGGTTGGTATGAGTACTTAGAGGTGAGAGATGATTTTGAAGAAGAAAAGAAGGATTATCTCTCATTCCTTCGACCTATACAAAAATCAAGGAAACAAAGAAGACGCATTGGAAACTTAATTGATAAAGAGAATATTGTCTTAGATAAAGAAAGAGTATTTAGTTGGTATTTAAATGAGCCACATAAGAACTTTTATGATGATGGTATTAGTTTAAGAACTCAAAGAGAATTTGAAGTCATGTTTGACCAAGATTCAGAAAGAGTTGTGTTCCCAATCTATAACAGAGAAGGAGAATTAATATCAATAAAGGGTAGGTATGTGGGTACTGATAAATATATACTTGATGAAATAAAATATCTATATTTATATAACTTCGACAAAATGATTGAGTTGTATAACTTACACAGAGCCTTGCCTTATATTAAGAAAACTGGTGAGGTGATAGTTTTCGAATCTGAAAAATCTTGCATGAAAGCACATCAGTATGGATTTAAAAATACTGTAGCAATCATGGGTTCTGAAATATCACCAGTACAAGCTTTCTTACTAAGACAGTTAGAAGCTAATATTGTATTTGCATTTGATAATGACATGGATTTAGACCATGTTAAGAAACAGTCTAAGCAAATAAAAACTCGAAAATGCTTCTATATCAAAGATGAACTAGGACTTCTTGAAGCTAAGGAAGCGCCTGTTGATAAAGGAGAGGTAGTATGGAAAAGATTGTACAACGAAGGAATAAAGGTGGTAACTTAATCACACCTTTCATCAATGTAATGTTAGTTGGGGCATTAACTTGTCATATGTATGCTGACTATAAACAGGAGAAAAGACAGGAAGCTTTGATTGACAAAGCAGTATATGAAAACCATAAGTTGTATGAATCTGTTTCAGATATGCAACAAAAAGTAGATTCTCTTGAAGATGATTTAGCTGAAGCAAATCAAGAAATTGCAGAGTTAAAGAAAAGAGAAATTGAAAGACAGAAAGTTGTAGCAAGAAAGCAAGTTGAAGCGAAAGCAAAGGCTAAAGCGCAAGAAAGTCAAGGACAGACATTTCATGTTACACATTACACTGCTACATGCAAAGGTTGTAGTGGTATTACAAAAACAGGTGTAAATGTAAAGAATACAATCTACTTTGAGGGTTACAGAATAATAGCAGTAGACACCAACCTTATCCCTTTAGGTTCTATTGTAGAAATGTCAGATGGTAAGCGTACCTTTAAGGCTATTGCTATTGATGTTGGTGGAGGAATAAGAGGGAATGAAATTGACCTCCTAGTTGGCTCTGTCAAAGAAGCGTTAGCTTTAGGTAAGAAAGATATGAAGGTGAGATTTATCAGAAAGGGTTGGTAGTTGTGAGAAGAAAAACTAAGAAGTCAATCAACAAAAAGATTGCTATTGCAGTTGCTATTGGTCTAGTTGTTTATGGAATGACAACGAAGCAGTTTCCCTCAATTATGCCAGATAAAATTAGAGATGGCAAACACAATATAATTTGTTAGGAGGTTTTAATATGGGCGTAGATTATGATGAATGGAAGACAAGAACTCCTAGAGATGTTGAAGTAATCGTTGATTACTGTGAACAATGTGGTGGAGAGATTTACCTACACAATCCTTTTTATCGCACTAATATAGGCAGAATACATGAAGATTGCTTTGATGATTTTGCTTATGCTACTTTAGGTGCTGAATTAGTAGAAGGATTTGAAGGGTTGCTAGATAATTAATGGCAAAAAAGAAGCAAGTAGAAGAAGTAATAAATTTACCAGAGTTTGGCTACTTGGCAAAAGATGAACAT